TTATCCGTTTACATCTATGCTGATGCCGGATTTTAGTTCTACATGGATGTAATCATCATAGACTGTTATGCTTTTTAGTAGGCGTCGAAAAAGCTGGTCATCAACCTCGGTTAGTTCCTGCGGATGGCATTTTATAAAATCACATAATTCTGTGAGACGTTGAATATTGGTGTTGGTTTTACTTCCTTCTTCTTCGGCTTGAGCCTTTATTTCCCGCAAGTGAAAAATTTTATCGGCTATATCATCATACTGCTTTCGGTCGTTAGCTCTTTTGAGTAATTCTTGCTGCAGTTCTATTAGCTCATTGTCAATGGACTCAATATTGGGAGTGGAGGTGTTGGCTACTATGGCAGTAATGTTCTTTTGTAGGATGTCCAGGTACTTGTTTTTGCTGCCAAGAAGTGTATTCAGCGCCTTTAATACCATGGCATTTAAGTCGTCCTCTACTAGTGAACGTGCATTGCAGAAGATTCCATCTTTATCAAGCCGGCTGCCGCAACGCCACATCGTACGCTTTTGCTCTTTGCGATACCAGTGAACACGGCAGAAAACTTCGCCGCAGTGACTGCAAAAGACAATGTTGCTGAAACAGTAGTTGCTACTAAAACTGTGAGTTTTTCCGTTTGGAGAGCGATGTTTGACTCTCCGTCTGGACATTTCTTCACGTACCATCGTGAAGAGGTCCTTAGGAATGATGGCTTCATGGTTACTTTCTACATAGTACTGTGGCACAATGCCGTTATTCTTTACCCGTGTTTTACTCAGAAAGTCAGTGGTATATGTTTTTTGTAGTAGGGCATCACCGATATATTTTTCATTGGTTAGGATTTTCTTTATTGTGGAAGTCCACCATTTTTTATTGCCACCACCTGTAAGTATGCCGTCTTTTTCCAGACCGGCCGCAATTTTATCCATGCTGTAACCGGAAAGGTATTCCCTATAAATTCGCTTCACTGTTTCTGCTTGCTCGAGGTCTATTATCAGCTTTCCGCTGTCATCTTTGGTATATCCAAGAAAATAATTATGATTGACCTGGACCAGACCTTGCTGATAGCGGTATTGCAAACCAAGCTTGACATTCTGGCTAAGGGACTGACTTTCCTGCTGGGCGAGAGAGGCCATAATGGTCAAAAGTACCTCGCCTTTGGCGTCCATCGTATTTATGTTCTCTTTTTCAAAAAAGACTGGAATGTTTTTTTCTTTAAGCTGTCTGATATAGTTCAGACAATCGAGAGTGTTGCGGGCAAAGCGACTGATGGATTTTGTGATGACCATATCAACATCACCAGCCATGCATTTTTCTATGAGATTGTTAAATTCTGTACGTTTCTTTGTATTGGTACCGGAGATACCATCATCAGCAAAAATCCCTGCTAAAACCCATTCTGGATTTTTGGAAATGTATTCTGTGTAGTGAGTAACCTGGGCTTCATAGCTAGTTGCCTGCTCATCGGTATCGGTACTTACGCGGCAATATGCGGCTACACGAAGTCGTTTAGGAGAATCCTCCTTTACAGTATTTCCCTTCTTTGGTTTTGCTGGTATTATCATTATTTTGCTTTGTGCCATGATTTGCCTCCTTAGGATATATTAAGCTGTATAGGTATTCTGCATTCTGGATTGGGTTGTTGAATGCTTGTGTAGGGTAAGCGATCATAAATTCTGTTGGTACTGTTATAGGTTTGTGCTTGGCAGCTCTGTTTAATCTCCCCAATTTAGCTGCCCGCTGATAAAGCAGTTCCTGAACGGTGGTGAAAGTGTCGGCATCTATAATAGCCGGATAAAATTCGTCACCGAGATAATGTCTGTTTGTCAGCTTGTTTCGTGCTGACCTGTGATAGCCTGGAAATCCCGCTTTTTTCGCTGCATTAGCAAGGCTCATGCCAGAAATATAATCACTGAAGAATTGCTGAAGAATAGCGGCTTCTTTTGGAGCTATCACAGGTTTGCCGTTTTGAAGTTTGTAGCCGTATGGTATGGTTCTCATTGCGAAATCCTTTCTCGTAGTAATAGCCCGCATTTTAAGCGTATGCCAATTTCCTGTCTGGAGTAGATAGTGATGGAGGCGGCATATTCAGAAAAATAATTTTCACTAAAAGATGAAAGCATAGGAGTTTGGCGGGTAAATTCTAGCAGCTTTCTTAGTTCGTTGATTTCGGTAGCTGCATCAGTTTTTCTTAATCCATCTAGCTCAGTCGCTATGCGGGCTCTTTGTGCGGCCAATTCTGTCTCCTGCTGAACAAATACCAGATTGTCAATATAACCTTGTCCGACAAGTCTTTCTAAGGTGTGTTTTTTATCAGCTATGGTAAGAAGTTCAGTTTCTAATTCACGCATTCGTTGAATATTATCGTTTTCGCACTGAATACACATTTTGTCCTGCAATGGGATTAGAATAGTTTTATAACCATAAATAAGCTTGTTGAGCATAGTTGTAAATGCTGCCTCTAAAACATCATTGCGTATATAGAGTAGTGGGCAGTCGCTCGGATTTTTGATATGGGTATTGCAGACCCAAGCTATATAAGTGTTGCCGGTACTATCATGTGTTCTTCTCCTCAGCTTAGCACCACAGGAGCCGCAGATGATTTTTCCTGAAAAGGCATAGTGTTTGTTAGTTTTCTTTGAGCCAACGGGTATGTTTTTTTCTAATGCGTGTTGATTTATGAGTGCTTGGGCCTGTTCATAAAGCTCGTGACTGATGATGGCTTCATGATGACCTTGATACAGGTACTGTGCTACATCCTGATTATTAATTGCTCGTTTCTTTAAACGCGTATCAGTATAGGTTTTTTGGAAAAGTGCATCTCCAGTATATTTCTCATTCCTTAAGATGTATGTGATGGTATGATGGTTCCATTGTTTAGCACGTCTGAGAATAATTTTACGGCTGTTTAAATCATGGACTATTTTAGTAACCGTATCGCCTGCGACAAACCGCGTAAATATTTCTTGAACAATTTTTGCCTGCTTTGGGTGAATAACCAGATTGTTGCCAGTCCAAGTATAGCCATAAGGGGGATAGCTGAGCTTGTAAGTACCATTTTCGAAGCGTTTTCTGATAGACCATCGTATGTTTTCACCTTGTAGATCGGATTCGCTTTCGGCCAAAGCTCCCATAACAGATAATATCAGCTCGCCATCCATATGGCTGGTGTTTAAATTTTCTTTTTCAAAATAGATGCCAATATTTAGGTCCTGAAGCTTACGCACAATTTCCAGGCAATCGGTAACATTTCTGGAAAGGCGGCTGATTGATTTTGTGAGTATCAGATCAACATTTCTAGATTCACAATCTCTGAGCATACGCTGTAATGCTGGTCTTTGATATGCCTTTGTGCCAGTAATGCCTTCATCATAGTAGATGTCCGTTAATTCCCAGTTAGGCTGAGAATTGATATAAGCCTCGTAGTGACTTTTTTGTGCTTCTAAACTCTCATGCTGTGCTGCACTAGAGGTTGAAACACGGCAATAGGCAGCTACTCGGAGCTTTCTTTTCACAGGCTGTTGTGAAATTGGTTTTATTTCAGTAACTGTTTTCAAACGTAGGTCTCCTTTCTTGTAGTGTCGTATATTAGCTCTAAAGTGGTACATTATCAAGTGATTTTGGGCATAAGCTCAACTAAATACGGCTGAAATGATGCTCTGTTTAGGTAAGTTATTTCATTGAATTCATTCTGGGAGATTATTTCTGCTGCCAACATTGCTGTAAGCATTTGTTGTGCCATTTGAAAGCCATAATCTCTTTCCAATTCCTCAGTAGTAGCACTGTTTAAAATGTCCATATCCTTTCCTCCAATTTATCTAGTGTTACTATCTACTGGGCAGGAAAGAGTGCAAATGACGAAAACTCAACAAAAAAAGTGTCTGATATTTTTATCAGGCACTTTTTTTGTTGGCTCATATAATGAAGCATGATTTTTTTTATAATTTTTCGTCAAAACTGATGGTTTTGCCCCAGTAATAAGTAGGACGATGCGAAAGAAAAAAATAACGTCCGGCGAGGCAAGAAAAAAAATTTAAAAAAGTTTTCGTCAAAATGACAGATTCTTGCCCAGTAGTAAGTAGAGCGGTGAGCAATACGAAAAATTACCGCTGACTGGAGGTGAAAATATGCGTAAGAAAAATAGGGAACTGATTCAGGTATTGTCAGATATCAGTAACGTTGCAGGCAGAATGGCAAGACACATGAAGTTGATGGAAAGATGCATTACAGTGCAGAAACGAGAAAAGCAAAAGACAAGCAAAAAAGGAGCTGAATATTATGGTGATGGAAGAAGATTTATTGCCGGTCATTGCTGAACTAAAGGAAACCAGTGAAAAGCTATCCTTCTTGGCGGAGCTCCTGCAAAAGCATTCAAAGACTGATGCCGTCCAGGTTGAACCGGAAGCACCAAAGGCAGCAGAGGAAAAGCCTGTTACCTTGGAGGAGGTTCGTGGAGTCTTAGCGGCCAAAGCCAGTCAGGGCTTTACCCGTGAGGTCAAGAATCTCCTCCAGAAATTTGGGGCAAGCAAGCTCTCGGAGGTAGCACCGGAGAATTTCAAGGCACTGCGTGAGGAAGCGGAGGCGATTGTCCATGCCGGCTAAAGGTCATGCGTTACTATCAGCCTCATCTGCCGGTCGCTGGCTACATTGTCCGCCATCGGCAAGACTGGGCGAAAACTATGAGGACACGAGCAGCGAGTATGCCGCAGAAGGTACAGATGCTCATGCCTTGGGTGAGTACAAGCTACTGAAGGCACTGAAACACAAAGCCACCAATCCTACCAAGAAGCTGAAGTATTACTCAGAGGAAATGGAAGAATGCACCGATGGCTATCGTGATTTCGTCATGGAACAGGTAGCCGAGGCAAAAAAGTCCTGTTCTGATGCCGCTGTGCTGATTGAGCAGCGGGTGAATTTCTCCAGATGGGTACAGGAGGGCTTCGGTACAGCAGATACCCTTATTGTCAGTAACGATACGCTTACCATCTGTGATTACAAGCATGGTAAGGGTGTGGCGGTGGAGGCTACCGATAATGCCCAGCTTAAATGCTATGCCTTGGGAGCACTTGATATGTTTGAAGCTCTCTATGATGTAACCGCTGTGCAGATGATTATCTATCAACCGCGCCGGGAGAATGTCAGCATCTTCAAGATGAGCAAGGATGAGTTATATCAGTGGGCAGAAAAAGAGCTAAAGCCAAAAGCCGAGCTTGCCTTTAAGGGCGAGGGGAAATTCGCCTGTGGTGAATGGTGCCGTTTCTGCAAGGCAAAGCATGAGTGCAGGGCGAGAGCTGAAGCCAATATTCTTTTGGCACAATATGATTTCCGTTTGCCGCCAACCTTGGAGGACAGTGAAATCGAGGTCATATTGGACAAGGTGGATGAGCTGGTAGCCTGGGCAACTGACATCAAGGAATACGCATTGCAGAAGGCAGTCAGCGGCAAGGCTTGGAAGGACTGGAAACTTGTCGAAGGCCGCTCCAACAGGAAGTATGTAAATGAGCAAACCGTAGCAGATATGGTTAAAAACGCAGGTTTTGACCCGTTTGAACACAAGATCTTGGGTATTACCGCAATGACCAAACTGCTCGGCAAGACAAGATTTGAAGAATTGCTCTCAGAGTTTATTGAAAAACCGCAGGGCAAGCCAACATTGGTACCTATGTCGGACAAGCGTCCGGCAATGAATACAGCAGCAAATGATTTTAAGGAGGACAAATAATATGTCAAAGAATTTCACAAACCCAACCAAGGTAATCACAGGAGTAAAAACAAGATGGTCTTATGCAAACGTCTGGGATGCAAAATCCATCAATGGCGGTACACCAAAGTTCAGCGTGAGCCTTATCATTCCCAAGGACGATACCGCAACTGTAAATAAGATTAAGGCGGCCATCCAGTCTGCTTATGAGGACGGTCAGTCCAAGCTGAAGGGCAATGGCAAATCCGTTCCCGCTCTCGCTATCCTCAAGACTCCGCTTCGTGATGGCGATCTTGAACGCCCAGATGATGCAGCATACGCAGGCTGTTATTTCGTCAATGCCAACTCAGCATCTGCTCCCGGCATCGTTGATGCAGACCGTCAGCCTATCATTGACCGCAGTGAGGTATACAGCGGTGTGTATGGTCGTGCATCCATTAACTTCTATGCCTTCAACTCCAACGGTAATAAGGGCATTGCCTGTGGCCTGAACAATCTTCAGAAAATCAAGGACGGGGAGCCGCTTGGCGGAAAGAGCCGTGCTGAGGATGACTTTGCAACTGAAGCTGATGAAGATTTTCTTGCATAAGGGGTGAATAGAGTATGTTTAGTTATGAGTTTCAAAAACAATTAGTAGTTTTAACCGGCGCCACGTTTATTTATCTCGTTGTAGGGTATGTACTTATGGATATTGCCGCTTCGAGTGCTAAGGCAGTTAGTAAATTCGGTAAAAATGTAGTGGCGAGATTGAAAGCAAAAGGTTATTTCAAGTAATACACGGGCGGTAGAGGGCAACCTTTACCGCCTATTTTATACAAAGGATGTTGATGATATGCAAAATATTAGTATGGATCTTGAGACATTTTCAGATGTGGATTTGCTGAAATGCGGTGTTTACCGTTATTCAGAATCCCCTAATTTTGAAATCCTGCTCTTTGCTTATGCCGTTGATGGTGGTGAAGTACAGGTGGTAGATATTGCTCGTGGCGAGAAAATCCCAATGGAAATTATTAAAGCACTGACCGATGATTCAATCATTAAATGGAGCTATAATAGTTCGTTTGAGAGAATCTGTTTGTCGGTGTGGCTTAGAAGAAACTATCCAGCCTATTTTCGCAGTTACAGCATTGATGAAGATACAGTTAGAGATTACCTTGACCCGTCTGCATGGAGATGCTCCTGCGTTTGGTCGGCATACATGGGCCTGCCATTATCTCTTGCGGGAGTCGGTTCAGTGCTTGGCCTAGAGGAGCAGAAGCTGAAGGAAGGCAAAGACCTCATAAGGTATTTCTGTGTTCCCTGCAAGCCAACCAAAGTAAATGGCGGCAGGACACGCAATCTGCCGGAGCAGGATACGGCTAAATGGGAGTTATTCAAGTTTTATAACAAGCGAGATGTCGAAGTGGAGCTGTCCATACAGGACAAGCTGAAAAAATTCCCTGTGCCAGGTTTTGTTTGGGACGAGTACCATCTCGACCAAGAAATCAATGACCGTGGTATTGCTCTTGATATGCCGATGGTGGAGAATGCCATTGCTTTTGATGCAAAATCCAAGGCTGAGCTGGCAGAGAAAATGCAGGAACTGACTGACCTAGATAACCCTAACTCCGTGGTGCAGATGAAGCAGTGGCTCTCGGATAACGGGTTGGAGATGGACAGCCTTGGCAAAAAGGAAGTGGCACAGGCAGTCAAAACTGCTCCGCAGGAACTGGCAGAGGTGTTGCTTTTAAGGCAACAGCTATCCAAGTCCTCTGTGAAAAAGTATCAGGCAATGCAGAATGCAGCTGGCAGAGATGATAGAGCCAGAGGAATGTTTCAATTTTATGGTGCTAATCGGACAGGACGATGGTCGGGACGGCTTATTCAGTTGCAGAACCTACCTCAAAATCATATGCCGGATTTAAAGCAGGCACGAGGCTTGGTGAAGTCTGGTAATTATGATGCCATGGAGCTTTTATATGATGATATCCCGGATACCTTGTCGCAGCTTATCCGTACTGCCTTTGTGCCAAGAAAGGGCATGAAGTTCATTGTTGCCGATTTCTCTGCCATTGAGGCTAGAGTGCTTTCGTACCTTGCCAAGGAGACATGGCGCACAGAGGTCTTTGCCAATAACGGGGACATTTACTGTGCATCGGCATCCGCCATGTTCGGTGTGCCGGTAGAAAAGCATGGCATCAATGGCCATCTCAGGCAAAAAGGTAAAATAGCAGAATTGGCTCTTGGTTATGGCGGGGCCGTTGGTGCATTGACTGCCATGGGAGCACTGGATATGGGACTGAAGGAAGATGAGCTGCAGCCATTGGTGGATTCGTGGAGAGTAGCCAATCCGAACATTGTAAGGTTCTGGTGGGAGGTAGACAGGTGCGTGAAAGATACCGTCAAAAACAGAGTAGCGACAGAAACGCATGGTATCCGCTTTCGCTACCAGAGTGGTATGCTTTTCATCATTTTGCCTAGTGGCAGACAGCTTTCCTATGTGAAACCACGCATGGGAGAGAATCGCTTCGGTGGTGAGTCTGTTACCTATGAAGGCGTTGGTGGTACAAAGAAGTGGGAGCGGCTGGAAAGCTATGGGCCAAAATTCGTGGAAAACATCGTGCAGGCTATCAGCCGAGATATTCTAGCCTATGCCATGCAGTCACTGTCACATTGCTTTATCTGCGGTCATGTACACGATGAACTGATTATCGAATGCAGTATGGGAGTTTCCCTTGATGCCATATGTGAGCAGATGGGCAGGACTCCGCCATGGATTTCTGGGCTTCTTCTCCGTGCTGATGGGTATGAATGCAATTTTTATAAAAAAGATTAAAATTTTTCGTCAAAAAGTCCTTTTACTGCCCAGTAGGTAGTAGAAGGATAATCGTCATTCAAGAAGGCGCTTATCTTTACTACAGATAGGCGCTTTTTTAGTGCCGGAAAAGAGGTAAGTATGTTTTATGTGAAAGAACAGCTAAATGATGCGATGGAGGTTTCCCTTGAAATCAACGATGAGAATGTATTCTGCCGTTGCCCGCACTGTGGTTCGGAGGTACAGGTGGATTTGGCAGAGGTGTTTGCCGATGGAGAGATCGATTTGTTTGGCACATCGGTACTTTGCGATAGTTGCAGCAGAAAGTTGATGGGAGGTAAGTCTTGTGAGGGTAAGCAGGTATAACAGCAAAGGCTATCCTGACCCAACCACCTATGAAGCACTGACATCTATTGAAAAGGAAATGAAAGCGGCTCGGAGCTACAAACCAATGGTGTATGTATGCTCCCCGTTTTCTGGGGATATTGCAGGAAACATTGCAAATGCACGAAGGTACAGCCGTTTTGCTGTTGCAGAGGGGTATATCCCTATCGCACCGCATTTGCTGTTTCCGCAGTTTCTTGATGACAGTGATGTTGTGGAACGGGAGCTAGGGCTTCATTTCGGAAATGTGCTGATGAGCCACTGCACTGAGGTTTGGGTGTTTGGCGAAAGCATATCAGCCGGAATGGATGCGGAAATCAGGAGAGCTAAAAGGAAAAATTATCGAGTGAGATATTTCAGCAGTGATTTGAAGGAGGTAACGAGAGATGCGTGATTTGAATATTGCCTATGGCAACAGTAGGACGGCAAAGTTTTGGTCGAATAAGACCATCAAATTTGATGAATTATGTGACCGCCTGCGCAATCCTATTTATACATCGGAAACGGCAGAAGAATATCCGAAGCTGCCAAAAGGTCAGCGTGATGATATCAAGGATAAAGGCGGCTTCGTGGCAGGACACTTGCGTGATAACCGTAGGCAGGCAAACAAGGTGGTGTGCCGTTCCATGTTGGTGTATGACCTTGACAGCATTGAAGCGGAGTTTTTACAGAACATCGGCAGCAAGATTACCAACAAGGGCTGCTATTACACCACACACAGCCATACACCAAAGCATCCAAGGGCAAGAATGATTATTCCGGTGAGCCGTGATATGACACCGGATGAGTTCAATGCCGCGGCTAGATATTATGCACAGGATAACGGCTTTATCAGTATGCTAGACCAGTGTTCGTTTTCTCCGCATCAGTTGATGTATTGGCCGACCTGTCCGGCTAACGGAGAATATCTCTTTGATGTGCTAGATGGTGACTGGCTTAATCCCGATGAGATTTTTGCAAAGCATCCCAACTGGCATGACTGTTCTCTGCTACCGACCACACCGAAGGAAAGCAAGGCATCAGAGCATACTGTAAAGCAGCAGAAAGACCCGCTTGAAAAAGAGGGTGTGGTGGGATTATTCAATCGTGTTTATTTTCCTATCAGCTCGGCAATCGATGAGTTCCTGCAAGATGTGTATGCACCGACCACAGATGTATCCGGTAGATATGATTTTATTCCCGGCGAAGGCTCAGCGGGTGTTGTAATCTATGATGACAAGTTCTCCTACAGCCATCATGCGACAGATCCGGCAGGTGGCAAGCTATGTAATGCCTTCGACCTTATCCGACTCCATAAATTCGGTGATGACAAAAAATCCTATAAAGAGATGTGCGAGTTTGCCATGGCACTTGATAGGGTCAAGCTGCAGGCTATTGAAGAAAGACAGCAAAGTGCTGAATCTGACTTTGAGGAAGCAGATGATGATTCATGGATGAAACAGTTGGAATATGAACCTCGTTCTACCGCACTGAAGAATAATCTCCGTAATCTTACTTTGATTTTGGAAAACGATAAAAACTTGCGTGATATTGTGTTTAATCAGCAGCTTGACGGCATGGAAATAAAGGGTTCAGTGCCTTGGAGGCATCCGTCTAAATATTGGCGTGATGCCGATGATGCTCAACTAATCAGCTACATTGATTCGCACTTTGGCACTTTCTCTGACAGGAATTACAAGATAGCAGTGGCAAAAGTTACAGACGATCGTTCGTATCATCCGATTAGAGAATTTTTGGATGCATTGCCTGTCTGGGATAGAGTAAAGAGAGTAGAAACATTACTAATAGATTATCTTGGAGCAGAGGACAACAAATATGTACGAGCTGTTACCAAAAAGGCTCTGTGCGGTGCGGTTTTGCGTGTACTAAATCCGGGGTGCAAATTTGACACAATGCTAGTATTGAATGGACCTCAAGGGGTTGGAAAAAGTACTCTCATATCCAAGTTGGGCGGTGAATGGTTTTCTGACTCCCTTAGTTTAAACGATGCCAAGGATAAGACAGCAGCCGAAAAATTGCAGGGTTATTGGATTTTAGAAATTGGCGAACTGGCAGGTTTGCGTAAGGCAGAGGTAGAAACGCTACGTTCATTTCTTTCAAGGCAGAATGACATCTACCGGGCGGCTTTTGGCAAACGTGCGACACCTCATCCTCGCCAGTGTATTTTCGTGGGAACGACCAATGCCGAGTCAGGGTATCTGCGTGATATCACAGGAAATCGCAGGTTTTGGCCTGTGCGCACTCCGGGAATCGGTGAAAAGCATTCATGGGAACTGTCTGAATATGAGATACAGCAGATTTGGGCAGAAATGCTGGAGCTGGTGAAAAGTGGTGAAAAACTATACCTGTCACCGGAAGAGGACAGTCTGGCCAAGACTGAACAACGTGCGGCGATGGAGTCGGATGAGCGTGAAGGTCTTGTACGCGAATACCTGGATACCTTGCTACCGGATAATTGGGATGATATGGATTTGTTTGAACGAAGGAATTTTCTAACCGGCAATGAGCTTGGAGAAATTGGCAGAAAGGGAACAAAGCCGAGACTGCAGGTCAGCAATATGGAAATATGGTGTGAATGCTTTGGTAAGGAAAGAGCTAATATAGGGCGTACTGATTCTAATGCTCTGGCAGCAATTCTTATAAAACTTGGCTGGGAAAGAATGCCAAGTAAGATAAGAATACCTATGTATGGACCTCAGTATATTTTTGTTCCTAAGGACTGTTCCTAAAATAAAAATCGGTGTACCTAAAATTAGGAACTGTTCTTGAGTCAGTTGCTGTTCCGTAAAATGGTATGCAGGAACATTGTTGGGAACATATCAAGGGTGTGGGCGCAAGCCTACTTTTGAACCTTTGTGCTTATGTTCCTAATAATTACTATATATTTTTAATTGATATAAATAAGGAGTAGGTAGGAATAAAACACGCCTATATACGCGCGTAAGGGATTTTTGGGTTCTTGAGAACAGGAGGAAATAGAATGACATTTTACACATTTATGATAAAGCATTATTTGAACAGTAATTCTCCGGAGGGAGATTTTGCACGAGATATGAAAGGCGATAAGAAGAGCTTTCCCAGTAACAGTAAGGGGAAATATAATGACTGGCATGATGTGATTTTAGATTATCTTTATAGTCGAAATGCCTGCATGGAGTGCCTTGTAATCTTTGAGGAGTGTTGGGAGGAGTATGTGAGATGCGAGAAAAAACGATTGAACAGAAACTTGTAACAGCAGTAAAAAAGCATGGCGGGCTTTGCCTAAAGTTTGTATCTCCAGGGTTAGTCGGAATGCCTGACCGCATTGTGCTATTTCCGTTAGGTAAACTAGCCTTTGTGGAAGTCAAGGCACCTGGGAAAAAACCAAGACCACTGCAAGTGGCTAGGCATGATATGCTTCGCCGCCTTGGATATAAGGTGTATGTCCTAGATGATGCAGAGCAGATTGGAGGGATAATTGATGAAATACGAGCCACATGAATATCAAAAGTATGCGGTAGAGTATATAAAAGAACATCGGACTGCTGCCATTCTGCTTTCTATGGGACTTGGCAAGACAAGCATTACGCTGACTGCCATTAACGATTTGCTGTTTGATAGCTTTGAAATTAGCAAGGTATTGATAATTGCACCGCTTCGAGTAGCATTATCTACATGGAGTGCGGAAATCGAAAAGTGGGAACATTTAAAGCACCTAAAATATTCAGTGGCAGTAGGCACAGAACATGAAAGGATGGCGGCACTTAGGAAACCTGCCAATCTTTATATCATCAACCGGGAAAATGTGCAGTGGCTTATTGAAAAAAGCGGTATGCCATTCGACTTCGATATGCTGGTGGTAGATGAGCTTTCAAGTTTCAAGAATCACCAAGCCAAAAGATTCAAGGCATTGATGACGGTAAGACCGAAAGTAAAACGCATCGTAGGTCTTACGGGTACACCAAGCAGTAACGGTTTGATGGATTTATTTGCAGAATTCAAACTGCTGGATATGGGAGCAAGGCTTGGCAGGTTTATCGGGCAGTACCGCAATACTTATTTTAAGCCTGATAAGCGAAACGGCATGGTGGTGTATTCCTATAAACCACTGCCTAATGCCGAACAGCAGATTTATGAGAAAATATCGGACATCACAATCTCCATGAAAGCAACAGACCATTTGAAGATGCCGGAACTTATCAGCATCCGGTTTGAAGTGAAACTGTCTGATGATGAAAAGAAGAAATACGAGGAACTGAAAAAAGACCTCATCTTGCAATTACCGGAGGGAGAAATCACTGCCGCCAATGCCGCATCGCTTACAGGTAAGCTGTCACAGATGGCAAATGGTGCTGTTTATTCCGATGACGAATCGATACTTCAGATTCATGATAGAAAGCTAGATGCTTTGGAGGATATCATCGAATCGGCAAACGGCAAGCCTGTCCTTGTGGCATATTGGTTTAGGCATGACCTGGAACGCATCAAAAAGCGTTTTGCAGTCAGAGAAATCAAGACAAGCCGTGATATTGCCGACTGGAATAAAGGCAGTATCCCAGTGGCTGTCATTCATCCTGCCTCAGCAGGTCATGGACTGAATCTGCAAAGCGGCGGTTCTGCCTTGGTGTGGTTTGGCATTACATGGTCACTAGAGTTATATCAGCAGACCAATGCCAGGCTGTGGCGGCAAGGACAGACAGCAGAAACCGTAGTCATCACGCACATCATTGCCAAAGGCACCATTGACGAGCGGATAGTAAAGGCTTTGGAAATGAAGGATACTTTACAGTCAGCCTTGATAGATGCCGTAAAAGCCAATCTATGACAATCAGAGTCAACCTAAGACAATCCGAGCTAATCCGAGTGGATTATAAATTTTCGGAGGTAAGGATATGACAGGAAAGGAATACTTGTTGCAGGCACGATACTTGGATGAGCGTATTCATTCTAAGATACAGCAGATAGAATCCTTAAATGAACTAGCCACCAGCTGCTGTGCCGTAATCAATGATATGCCCGGAAATCCTAATAAGGGTGGAGCTAAGATGGCGGATGCGGTTATCAAGATTGTTTCCTTGCAGGAGGAAATCAACCAGGACATCAATGCCCTCGTAGAATTGAAACACCAAATCATGAGTGTCATCAACGCAGTGCCGAATGTGGAGTACCAGACGTTACTGGAGAAACGATATCTTTGTTTTGTTACATGGGAACAGATAGCTGTGGATATGAGCTATTCCATGCAGCACATCCATCGAATGCACAGTGCGGCACTGAAAGAAATTACTGTCCCGACAAAGCATGAGAGTAAATGTGATAGAATGAGAGTATGAACCGGTGATATTATTATCATAGCGAAAAAGAAAACAGTACCGAGCCTTGTGGGAGCAATCCTGCAGGGCTTTTATTATAACCAAACGGAGGTGATGACGATGCCGAGATGGCCTGCGTCACCATGTAGATACCCCGGCTGTAACAGGCTGTCTGTTGGAAGGTTCTGCCCAGAGCATCAGAAACTTGAGAGCAGGAACTATGAAAAGTACAAGCGAGACAAGGTTGCCCACCGAAAGTATGGCAGCAGGTGGCGAAAGATTCGTGCCAGCTTTTTAGCTAAGCACCCTCTCTGCGACAGGTGCAAAGAGCGAGGTGTCTTTGTGGCGGCAGTTGATGTGCATCACATTCTGCCACTAAGACAAGGCGGTACTCATGACGAGAATAACCTCATGGCACTGTGCCATTCCTGCCATTCCTCCGTCCATGCGGCAGAGAAATTCAGACAATGAACCCGGTAGGGGAGGTCTGTTCTCTACAAAGATATAAATGTGTACCGGGGGCGAGGTCTTACGCAGAAAAAAACAGGTTCAAACGGGGGATTAACCCCGTTAATGATTTTAGGAGATTTTGGAGTGAAAATTTATGGCTAAAGACGGAACGAATCGGGGCGGTCGGAGAGTCCGTGCAGGAGATAAGCCCGCCCCGTTGGCAGAAAAAATAGCAGCAGGAAAAGCTGCCACGATAATGGAGTTCAAGGCACCGGAGCTGGAGACGGATGAGGAGCTGGAAGGCACCTCGCTCACCGGTACGGATATGCCAAACCCGGGAGAGTACCTGAGTGCTCATCAGAGAAATGGCGAGCCGTTCGGTGCGGCAGAAATTTTTAAGGAGACATGGACATGGCTTCGTGACAGAAAATGTGAAAAGCTGGTCAACCCTCGTGTTATTGAGGCTTATGCACAGGCCTTCGCCAGATTTGTGCAGTGCGAAAATGCTATCTCAAGCTATGGCCTTCTTGGCAAACACCCGACAACGGGTGGTGCCATTGCAAGTCCCTTTGTGCAGATGAGCCAGTCCTTTCAGAAACAGGCCAACCTTTTGTGGTACGAGATTTACGACATCGTAAAACAGAATTGTACCTCGGCCTTTATAAGTACACCGCAGGATGACATGATGGAAATGCTTCTAAGAAAGAAATCCTAACCGCCCGGTTGGCGGTCTTTTTTATGTTTGGAATTATGCACGAAAAAAGCACCCACTAGTGTGAGTGCTTGGAGAAATTATCCTCGTAGATGTGCAGTATGGTTTTGTGAGAGAAGATACAGGCAGTACTGATTCATGCTGATTCCCTCATGTTTAGCTTGTTCAGCTAATCCCTTGTGGAGTGATTTTGGGATTCGCAATTTAAATTGACCAGAATAATCACCAATGTTTTTATTCTCAGGTTCATTAATTGAAAGCCCATCTTCTATGGCAGCTTCAAGCCACGCTTTTTTTGCATCCTTGGCATTAGACATAAGCTCATCAAGAGAATCTGCACAAGTAATACATCCCGGTAAATCTGGGTATTTGGCTGCATAGCCGCCCTCATCATTATCAGGAAGTATTTCAAGCTTGTATGGCAATGAGAGATAGTAGTTTAAATCCTTCATTCAGTATCATCTCCTTCAACTATTTCTTTAACCATCAGAACATAAACCTTTTTTATGGGCTCATGCTTGGGAATGGTAATGGGACTTTTTCCACTCTTGCGGAAAGTATAATGACTACTGCCGCCTCTTGGCGCATTCATAGTATATCCATAAGATTCTAATATTTTTCGTAGCTCATCAAAGCGTAATCCTTTATCAAGGCTTTTGATGCGTTGCAGCAGTTTTTCAAATTTAGACACGCTGACACCACCTTTTTCTTAATATTAGCATGGTGTCACATACGGTGTCAAGACTATTTATAGGAGGTAACAATGGCGAATACAGAACGCTTTGAAAAAGTAAGCATAGACAAGCTGGTGCCCTATGCAAGAAATGCTAGGACGCACAGCAAGCAACAGATAACAGAACTTAGGGCATCACTACGCGAGTTCGGTTTTGTAACTCCGGTGCTAGTTGATGAAAAGTACACAATTCTTGCGGGCCACGGGAGAGTTGAGGCTGCTAAGGCAGAGGGAATCACTGAGGCACCATGTGTATTTGCCAACCAGCTGACCGATGCCCAGAAAAAGGCATACATCTTAGCTGACAATCGGTTGGCATTAAATGCTGGCTGGGACGATGAAATGTTGGCTGTGGAATTGGCTGACCTCAAGGGTGAGGACTTTGATGTATCGCTTCTTGGTTTCGGTGAAGATGAGCTGGCAAAACTCTTGGAAGGCGATGAGGATGCTCAGGAAGACGGTTTTGATGTAGATGCCGAACTTGCCAAGCCATGCGTTTCCAAGACAGGCGATGTGTGGGAGCTTGGCAAGCATCGGGTAATCTGTGGTGACAGTACCGCCCAGGACACATTTGAAAAGCTGATGGGCAAGACCAAAGCTAACCTAGTGTGTACGGACCCGCCGTACCTAGTAGCCTTTGAAAACAAGTCCGGCAAAATACAAAATGACAACCTGACCGATGAGGAAGGGTACAAGTTCCTCAAATCCGCCATGAATAATTTCCATGAGGCTATGGCCAAGGACGGTTCCATTTACGTATTTTATGCCACATCAAAGGCACGGGTATTCCATGATGCGTTTGAGGATGCAGGGTTCAAGGTTGGGGCAGGTCTTGTCTGGAAGAAGGACAGACTGGTGCTGACAAGAACTGATTGGAAATACATCCATGAGCCGATTATCTTTGGTTGGCGAAAAGATGGCAGGCATCGTTGGTATGGTGATCAGAAGCAGACTACTGTATTTGAGTTTGCCCGAATCAAGGACTCAGAAAAAGATGGCTGTGGCCACCCTACCAGCAAACCGGTACCGCTTATTGCATATCTGGTTAAGCAATGCACCATGGCTAATGGCATTGTGCTTGACGGATTCCTTGGCAGTGCATCCACACTTGTAGCCTGTGAGCAGCTCGACCGCATTTGCTATGGTGTGGAGCTGGAGCCGAAGTTTGTGGATGTGGCAGTGAAAAGATACATTCAGCTTAAGGAAGATAGCAGCGAGGATGTGTTCCTCATTCGTGACGGTGTGAAGATTCCATACAGTGAAGTAGAGGTGCCGCCCGGAGAATGATTTGTAGCACTAGCCGGGGCCAATACTTTAGCATGGCAAAGTCGGATAGTTGGAAAGTGTTGAAGTTTGAGTATACTGTGTATTTTCGTGATGAAGTATACAGTATAGATTAACAATTTAGCTACACAAAAAAACGGGGCAGTTGCCCCGCTTTCGGTTGGTTATTATTCATAGTCTGCTAAACTTCCAAGTTGGTAAGTCTGTGCTTTGCATTTTATGATGGTGATTAATTCCCGTTCCGCATTTTCTTGTGTTTGGTATTCACCGAGGACTAAATCATCGGCTAATATTTGATTGTTTTTTACTTGGAATACCTTGACCAACTCTCTGTTTATGGCCATTAGGCTGTCCCCAAAATTTTCCTGGCTAAATACTATCATTTTCATTCTCTCCTTCGTATGTTTGTTTCCCTTTCGGTATGTACATATTCGCTCTAAACTGTATTAATAGCAAGCTGTATATTTGATAAATAAAATTTATTTTATGTAAAAAAAGCTTGCTATTTACACCCCGTAGAGTGATATATGTAGTACCAAAAGAAAAGGAGGAAAAGAAAATGGAAATCAAATACCACGCAACAGGCGCAGGGCGCAAGGCATTGGCGGATGCCATCGGGGATATCATTGGAAAAGAAAAGAGGTACACAGGCACTCCCAAATTTGCCTACGAGGTGGGCTGCTACACGGTAAACAAGGCCGGAAATGTGGAAGTCGATGGATTGGAAAATACACAGGAGATCAGTTGGCTCCTTGACGAACTTCGGCTCAGAGGCTTTGTGACAGAAGAATCTGCCGCTTTGGGACTTATACCTATAGTTGAACGCAAGAGCGACATGGGCGAAACTGAGCCACCACAGGCAGAGGATTTGCGGCTTGCCATTTCCCTTCCCATGGACGGATTTGATGAGCCGGCCTTGGAAAAACTAGACAATCTTCTAAAAGCAAAGGGCCGGCTGATTCAAAAAGCCTTGGGAGCAGAGAGCCTCACCGTGAAAATTATCGATGAGCGGCTGACTTTCCCTTGGTTTGATTCCTTGCCCGACAGCGAAACACTGGCGGCTTACACAGCCTTTATTGCGGCTCTTGGCACCATGGCCAAAACGCAAAAGCATATCAGTGCCAAGGAAAAAGAGGTCACCAACGAAAAGTATACATTCCGCTGTTTCCTTATGCGGCTGGGCTTCATTGGCACGGAGCACAAAGCACAGCGGAAAATCCTGCTAAGTAAACTCAGTGGCTCAGCGGCTTTCAAGAATGGGGGCAAGAAAAATGAAATATCCGAATAAGGAAATGCTGGAAAAGCTCCGCAGGGATTTTCCAAAGGGAGCAACCGTGGAACTTCTAAAAATGGACGATGTCCAAGCACCGCCAATAGGCACGAAGGGAATCGTCAGAAGTGTGGACGATATTGGCACAATTCATGTAGTCTGGGAGTCAGGCTCAGGCCTTGGAGTGGTCCTTGGTGAAGACCTTTGCAGGGTCATAAAATAAACACAGTATATAAAGTATACAGTCCTAAATCGCTTGATATAGTGTCTCTTTAGAGTGAATATGTGTACAACGAAAGAACACATACACAAGCGAAAGGGGCAAACAACCATGACAGAGAAAACAGCAAAGCAGATAGAGGAAATGAAAAAACAGACATTTGGGGTGGAAATCGAAACCGCAGGCCTTGGCAGAAAGGAAGCCGCCCAACTAATCGCAAGATACTACGGAACAGAAAACACAGTAAGCTACGCAGGCAACGGCTACGACACTTGGATTTGCCAAGACAACAAAGGCAGAACCTGGCAAGCCATGAAGGACTCAAGCGTCAGAGCCATCAACGGGAAAATGGCCGAGGTGGTAACCCCGATTTTAACCTACGAGGACATGGAAGACCTGCAGGAAATCAGCCGCAAGCTGAGACGGGCAGGGGCGGTCAGCAACCCAGATTACGGTTGCGGGGTACACATTCACATCGGAGCGAACGGACAGACAGCCAAGAGCCTCAGAAACCTAGCCAACATTATGGCAAGCCACGAAGAACTGATTGCCAAGGCCTTGGACCTCAGCCACCGCCGCATGAGCCAATATTGCCAAACGGTGGACAGAGGATTTTTACAAAGGGTAAACCGCAAAAAGCCTGAGAGCATGAGCGACCTTGCCGAGATTTGGTACGGAGACAGAAGCCAAAGCCACGGGCATTACCACAACAGCCGCTACCATATGCTGAACCTTCACGCAACCTTCACTAAGGGAACCATTGAATACCGCCTTTTCCAATTCGACAATCCACACGATGGCAAGAAGGGCGGCATCCACGCAGGGCAACTCAAAAGCTACATTCAGCTTTGCCTGGCCCTTAGCCAAATGGCCAAGATGGTTAGGAGTGCAAGCCACAAGCCACAGCAAAACGAGAACCCAAGATTCGCCCTTCGGACTTGGCTCCTGCGGCTCGGCTTCATCGGTGAAGAATTTGCCACCGCCAGAAAAATTTTCCTTGACCGACTTGAAGGAGACACCGCCTTCCGCTTTGGCAAAAACTAAAACCCAAAAGCCTAAAAACCCCGCAAGGGGTTTTAGGTGGTAGAAGCCAAAGTAAAATATGAGGAGGAACTGAAAATGGAAAAGAAAACGATCACCAAAATGAGCCATGTATGCCCACGCTGTGGAGCAAAATACACAGCAACCCCAGCATTATCCAGGTCGGATAATAAAACGCTACTCTGCCCGGACTGTGGCACACGGGAGGCATTGGAAAGCTTAGGGCTAGGCCTTGATGAACAAGAGAAAATCTTGGCAACAATCCATAGAAGTTGCCGCTGAAAAATACCTTCTTATTGTGTAGAATTAACTTGATAATAGTTCTCAGTAGAGTTAATATGTACACAACAAAGGGGAACAGCCCCAGAAAATAAGGAGGAACAAGAACATGACAAAGAAGGAAAGCACAAAGATTTTAGAAATCGCCAAGAAGTACATTTACGCAATTGAGGTAAGAGGTAGCCTTGAAATGAGACAATCAGACAGCGAGGACTTTTTTGAAACCTCGGTGGGAAGCCTAGAGGCAGCCTTGGAAGCCGCCTACAAAGCCGGCAAGGAAGCAAGATAAAAGTAGCGAAAGGAAAGGGGCTGGGCAGCCGGCCTTTTTCCTCTCGCTATTTTAGTTATACTGTATACTTCATAGCAAAAGAATAAAGTATACTCAGACTTCTACACTTTCAAACTACCAAACTACACCATGCTAAAGTCAAGGCCCCAATAGGGGCAGAAATACAGAGTCGCTTCGGGCGGCTCTTTTTTGATGGGGGAAAATACAGATGCGTAAGCTGAAAAATTATAAACCGACCAAGTTCATGGCCAAGGAATCAAAATATGATAAGGGGGCGGCTGACTTTGCTGTGGCTTTCATTGAAGCACTCTGCCATACCAAAGGGACCTGGGCAGGTAAAAAATTTGACCTTATAGATTGGCAGGAACGGATTATCCGAGATATCTTCGGTGTCTTGAAATCAAATGGATATCGGCAATTTAATACAGCCTATATTGAAATCAGCAAGAAGAACGGGAAAAGTGAGCTTGCAGCCGCTGTGGCACTGCTCCTTTGTTGTGGGGATGGCGAGGAACGGGCGGAGGTCTATGGTTGTGCCGCTGATCGTCAACAGGCGGGCATCGTGTTTGATGTAGCAGCTGATATGGTACGGATGTGTCCGGCTCTTAACAAGCGGGTGAAAATCCTTGCCTCACAAAAGCGTATGGTCTTTGAGCCGACCAACAGCTTCTATCAGGTGCTGTCAGCCGAAGCCTACAGCAAACATGGATTCAACATCCATGGTGTGGTTATGGATGAACTTCATATTCAACCAAATCGTAAACTGTATGATGTAATGACCAAGGGCTCCGGCGATGCCCGTATGCAACCACTGTACTTCCTAATTACCACAGCTGGCACGGATACACATAGCATTTGCTACGAGGTGCATCAAAAGGCCAAGGATATTCTGGAAGGTCGTAAGTTCGATAATACCTTCTATCCAGTAATTTATGGTGCAGAGATGGATGATGACTGGACGGACTCGAAGGTCTGGAAAAAGGCGAATCCATCACTCGGTATTACCGTTGGCATAGATAAAGTGGAGGCGGCCTGTGAATCAGCAAGGCAGAATCCTGCTGAGGAGAATTCCTTCAGACAGCTGAGACTTAACCAATGGGTAAAGCAATCAGTGCGTTGGATGCCAATGGAAAAATGGAATGAATGCAGCTTTCCAGTGTCGGAGGAATACCTCAAAGGCCGTGTATGCTATGGTGGTTTGGACTTATCCAGCACTACGGACATCACGGCTTTTGTGTTGGTGTTTCCACCAGAGGATGATGAGGGCAAATATGAGATTTTGCCATACTTTTGGATGCCGGAGGACAACATTGACCTTCGAGTGAAAAGAGACCATGTGCCATATGACCTGTGGAAACAACAGGGGAATTTCCTTACAACCGAGGGCAATGTAGTGCATTACGGCTACATCGAAAAGTTCATCGAGGAGCTGGGTACAAAATACAACATCAGAGAAATTGCCTTTGACCGCTGGGGCGCTGTACAGATGGTGCAGAACTTGGAAGGCATGGGGTTTACAGTAGTGCCGTTTGGGCAGGGGTTCAAGGATATGAATCCTGCCACTAAAGAGCTGATGAAGCTGACCTTGGAAAAGAGGCTGGCTCATGGCGGTCATCCAGTATTGCATTGGATGATGGATAACATTTTCATTAAGACCGACCCGGCTGGAAATATTAAACCGGACAAAGAAAAATCCACAGAGAAAATTGACGGGGTAGTAGCCACAATAATGGCTCTGGACCGTGCAATCCGCTGTGGATTAGGTGATGGTGTATCAGTTTATGATGAGAGGGGTATACTACTTATCTAAGGATTGCCTTAACCTTAATATCATGCTTATTTTAAGGGGAAGTTGCCCTTAGTTATTGCCTTTTACCTTATTTTGTGGTAATATTTAAGGGAAAAGAAAGGGGCTAAGGGAATGAGAGAATTTAATTACTCGAAAATCCGCGAACAAAAATGGGATTCGGACATCCTTGGATATATAGCAGCCATCTATAAAGAAGCCGGAAAACAAGAACAATACCTGAAACAGCGTCCTGAGGAGTTGGAAAAGCTTGTAGAGATTGCAAAGGTACAAAGTACCGAAGCCTCGAATGCAATCGAAGGTATCGTCACTACTAATACAAGAATCAAGCAGCTGGTAGAAGAAAAAACGGCACCAAGAAACCGTGATGAGCAGGAAATTGCAGGATATCGTGATGTGCTTAATGTTATTCATGAAAGCTTTGATGCTATTACGATTTCAAGAAGCTATATACTGCAACTGCATAAAATCATGTACAGCCACATGAATAACCCAATTGCAGGGCAGACAAAAAATGTTCAAAACTATATCAGTGCTACCTATCCGGACGGACATACAGAAATTTTGTTTACTCCACTTGCTCCATTTGAAACACCAGATGCGCTTGATAGAATTTGCGAAGAATATAATCGAGTTATAGGAAATATGGAAGTTGAGCCGTTGATTGCAATACCAGTGTTCATTCATGATTTTTTGTGTATTCATCCCTTCAATGACGGAAATGGTAGAATGAGTCGTTTGCTCACAACCTTGCTTTTGTATCGAAATGGTTTTTATGTTGGAAAGTACATTTCACTGGAAGCAAAAATAGCACAGGCGAAAGATCTTTATTACAATGCCCTAAGCCGATCGCAGGACGGATGGCATGAAGGCTGTGATGATACCATTCCGTTCATCAAATATCTACTTGGAATTATTCTAGCAGCCTATAAGGACTTCGAAGATAGATTTTCCATTGTTGAAACCAAACTTCCTGCTATTGACATGGTAAGAAAAGCCGCACAAAACAAAATCGGAAGATTTAGCAAGCAGGATATTAGGGAGCTATGTCCTTCCCTAAGTATTAGTTCTATTGAGGGTGCGTTGCGTAAACTGGTAAAGTCCGGCGAGCTTGCACGTGAAGGTATTGGAAAATCAACCTGCTATCTTCGATTGAAGTAATGCCCTTAATTATATACCGTTTCCCTTTAAACAGGTTGTATTTTAAGGGAAACAATGTATTGCAATAAGCATCTGCCAATTGGTAGGTGCTTTTTTCATACCCATTTTTAAGGAGGTCAGCACATGAATTTTTTTAGTAAATTGTTCCGTAGTAGGGATAAACCTCAGAACTTTATCAGTAGCCACTTTCCGTTTCTGTTTGGCTATACATCATCCGGCAAGACGGTAACAGAGCGGTCTGCTATGCAGGTGACTGCGGTGTATGCCTGTGTCCGTATTTTGGCAGAGGCTATTGCGGGGTTGCCGTTGAGTGTGTATAGATACACTGCAGATGGCGGCAAGGAGCGTCTGTATCAACATCCATTGTATGGATTACTGCACGATGCACCAAATCCTGAGATGACGAGTTTCGTCTTTCGGGAAACCTTGATGAGCCATCTGCTTCTCTGGGGTAATGCCTATGCCCAAATTATCCGTAATGGCCGTGGTGAGGTCATTGGACTGTATCCTTTGATGCCAAACCGCATGGATGTGAGCAGGAGTAGTGATGGGTGGCTTTATTATACCTACACAAGGACTGCTGATGAGCCAAATGGCAAGCAGAAGTTTGAGCAAGTGACCTTGCAGCGAGAGGATGTGCTGCATATTCCGGGGTTAGGCTTTGACGGTCTTATCGGTTACAGCCCCATTGCTATGGCGAAAAATGCAGTGGGCATAGCGCTTGCCACAGAGGAATATGGAGCTACCTTTTTTGCCAATGGTGCTACACCGGGCGGTATCCTGGAGCATCCCGGAATCGTCAAGGACCCGGAGCGGCTACGGAAAAGCTGGCAGGCTCAGTTTGGCGGCAAGAACAGCCATAGCGTAGCTGTGCTTGAAGAGGGCATGACCTATAAGCAGATGGCCATTTCGCCTGAGGAGGCACAGTTCCTTGAAACAAGGAAGTTTCAAATTAATGAGATTGCCCGTATTTTCCGCGTACCGCCGCACATGGTTGGTGACTTGGAGAAGTCCAGCTTCTCAAACATTGAGCAGCAGAGTTTGGAGTTTGTGAAATACACCTTAAATCCTTGGGTAGTGCGTCTGGAGCAGTCAATGCAACAGGCACTCCTACTCCCCATGGAGCGTTCGCAGCTTGTCATCAAGTTCAATGTGGACGGCCTCCTCAGAGGAGATTACCAAAGTCGCATGAATGGTTATGCCGTAGGGCGGCAGAATGGATGGCTGTCTACAAATGATATCCGTGAGTTGGAGGGGTTAAACCTTGTGCCGGATGAGGAGGGCGGCAATCTGTATCTCATTAACGGAAACATGGTGCTATGTCAAGATTTAGCACAAATTAAAATGAGAACTTCTTAA